CGGAGATACTCTCACACAAACCCCCCCGGTTACGTATGGATACGCAACCCGGGACGCTACCTTTCGGTAGCGCTTCTGTGTGAGGAGGTAACCACTTAAGGTTGAGCCGTGAGGATTAGTCCGAAAGGACCTTCCAAAGCGCCGCAGCCGTGGTAAGTTGAATAAACTGCCACAAAAGTGGTGTTAGCAGCAAAGCGGGGATCCCTCAACCTCTGCAAAGGGAACCAGGCCGGGTGGATAGGAACCCCTTCCTTACCCATCCGGAAACTGATGTCCCTACGCGTTGGAAGAGACCCCACTGCCTTTCCGCCGTTTCTTTGGTGTGCCACGGGTAGGTAGGACCTCGTGCGTGTTGATGTAATCGACAAGACTTTCTAGGTCTATATCGGTCACAGCTAGCGCACGGGTCGTATCTATTCCGCGACACATCGCAGATAGGTGGTTAAGGACAGATGCTTTGTTACTAGCAACTACCTTTGCTTGCCTTGTAGAGATAGTCGCGAAGGGGTCAAGGACCAGGCGCACCTCCAAGTGTAACCACTTGGCCGGTACGTCCGAATCCCGGACCACCCGCAGCTTCTCATACGCATCTTGCAGTTTCCGGATATGGGATCCGAGAACCGCAAAAGGCGGCAAGGCGAGCAGTATTGACTGGCCATCCAACCCTTCTGGAAGAATGCTCAGAAACCTCTTCGCTTCCATCTGGAACCGAAAGAGGGTCTGGACACTCTTCTTGATCGCCTCTTCCAGGACCCTAGCCTTGCACTCCACCAACAAGACACCGAGCATCATCTGCTTGGGACTTTTGATGGACATGCAACCTAGGACTCCACCTAACAGGATCTCAGACAGCAAGTGCCGTTTAAGTGCCTGTAGGCCCTTACTATCCTCTCGCGAGGGTAGAAGGAAGAACCTCCACGCCTTTTCGGCCAACCTGCTGGCTGCAGACTGCCCTAATAGGACGAAGAGATCAGCGAACAAGGCCCGGGATACCAGAGTGCGAGTTCGTGGTAGCCAGCGCGACTCTACCTCCCTGAACCAGACAGCCACGCCGTAGTAAGAGACGTAACTGATTGCCTTCGTGAGAAGACCGTCAGCCACGCCCTTGCGAAAGCGTACTGCCTCGAACAGAGAGCCTAGAGGAGCTCCGGTTACCTCAGTACCACGATGCACCCATCTCTTAGCGAACTCGTACGTGTCCTTCGATACGTGCGTTTTCGGATCTGAGATAGTTACATCTAACTCAGCGAGGAGAGTACGGTACTCCCCGGCTACGGCCTCGTCAGCGATGACGATGTCGTCTCCGAGTAGTGCGTAGCGTTCAAAGAAGACGGTCTTACCCGCCCTCTTTGCCGCTACACGTACTATTACATGGTGGCAGAGAGAGAACATAGCCCATGAACTATACGCACCCATTGGTTGACCACAGGCGTACCTTACGGTACCCTTGGCCCCCCATGTGATGTGATAGTCACGGCCAGTAATCAATCTACGCCATGCGGCCGCATATTCGGGCGAGACCAGAAAGGCTAGGACCACTTCCTGTATTTCTACAGGGAAGCGATCGGTCGCCTGACTGAGATCGAACGAATAGAACGGTCCCTCGTGAGGTAGGGTGGCTCTGAAGCTACCTTGGTTAAAAGTACAGTCGGGCTTCAGCCCCCTCAAAAGGTTCATAAGAGCCAGATGAAGAGGGTAAAGAGCCGACTGCGACCAATAATCAAGGATAGCAACGATTCTACACTTGGCTTCCTTATCTTTGACCATTGATAACTTGGCGCTTCGGCCCATGGGTCGGAGTTTTACCTCCTTCCCACGGACCTTAGTGTCAAGCATCGATAGCCATTGATTTGGGACCAGTGAGGATCGTATGGTTTCAATCAATTGGATGATTCCATCTCCCCCCAGAACGCGCAGATCGCTAATCTGCTCGTCTGTGAGAAGGTGGGCATCCTCTATTGAACCTACCAGAGCCTGGGCGTTCGGACCTGCTTTGGTTGAGGCGTGACACTCACTCCATACGGGGTGAGGGAGACTCAGACCCAGATCCGCCACCGTGCCAATGAGGTCGTCTCGCAAACGCGATGACATATGACCACCAAAGGGACGAGTGACCGGATCGAGGTCAGGTTTCTTCCAGCCAGGTAATAACCGGGAATAACCCAGAAGGGTTAGACCAAGTTTTACTTTGGGTGGATCACGCTCTCGGAAGAGTTCGACGAGAGGTATCCCCTTCGGGAGTCCCTCTTTGTCTAGCTCGACCCCAAAGCCTGGTGAATCCTTAAGCGGGGAAGCGCACAGGTAACGAGTGCAAGCTAGCCGGACGGATTTAATCCAACCGATAGTTTCCACCGTTCCTCGTGTTTCCGCTCGCGAAAGGACCACACTAGTCCATGAACGGACCAAACCCTCATCATACTCAAGCTTAAGATATACCTTCGCAAGCAGTCGGATGACTATTTGCGCTAGGGTTAACCTTAATTTGAGCATAATGATGTAGATAACCATCAAAGTTTCTTAGATGGACATCAGCCTAAGTACTGATGCGAAGATCCAACGGGACCGGTCCTAGTCTTTCGACAGGCGCCGCAACGAAGGCTCTCGCTAACGAGCTAACACTCCGGAGTAACGCCC